TGATGGCTCTCCCCCTGGAGATACCAGCAGACGAGAAAGCTGAGAAGGCTTTCATCGGATGTTGTGTACTGGGTGCGTATGAGAATGCCGTCAATGCAGGCGCTTCATTGGACCTGTTTCACTATGAGGTCACTAGAAAGGCCTGGAAGGCCCTTGAGAGCCTCTCTGAGGCATCTTTGGAGATTAATGAGGTCAACGTAGCCAGAGAGGTTGGAGAGGGCCCTATGTGGCTAATGGATGCAATAGACAGGGCACCTACTCACAGCAACTTCAGCTACTGGCTTCCGAGGTTAAAGGACATGGAGGTTCGCAGGCGGGTTTTCCTGCGTTACTACGACGGTATCACCAAAGTGAATGACCCAGATGTTCCTACTCCTGACATCCTGTCGGACATGGAGTCGAAGTTCTTCGAGGTCACAACTAATGCCTCGACTCTGCGTAGCCAGAGCCAGGGTTGGTCAGAGGTCCTGGACACCATGGGCTCTGCCTGGCCAAACGGTTTACCAAACAAAGGGGTGCCAACAGGTATGCCATCGGTAGACCGGTTGTTCAGGATGGAGGAGAACATGCTGGTGACCCTGGCAGCTCGTCCAGGAAGGGGTAAGACGAGCTTTGCTATCTACCTGGCTGTTCAGGCTGCCCTCCAGGGCAAGAGGGTCGTCTACTGGTCATTTGAGATGCCCTTCAACCAGATTGCCGGGAAGATCATCTCAGCCAGCAGTGGCCTAGATGTGAGGCAATACATGGAGACAGGAGATGTCCCTGGAGGTATCGAGGTTATGGTTGAGGCCACCAAGAAGGCCATGGCTCTGCCCATTACCATCGAGGACAACGTAGGCCTGACTGTTTCAGCTATCAGGGCTCAGGCTAGGAGGCTTGTGAAGGAGCAGAGTGTTGACCTATTCATCGTCGATTACATCCAGCTCATTCACAGTGGGAAGCGGTTTGATAGCCGGGTCAACGAGGTAGGGCACATCTCCAGGCAGCTTAAATGTGCAGCCATGGAGACCCAGAGACCGTTCCTGGTCCTCTCGCAGCTCAACAGGCAGATTGAGACCAGAGGGCCCGACAGTGAGCCCAGGTTGGCAGACCTGAGAGAGTCTGGTTCCATTGAGCAAGACTCCGACATGGTCGCTTTCCTTCATCAGCCAGACATTGAGCAGGCCCCGGACCTAACCAACCTGATTGTTAGGAAGAGCAGGTTTGGGCCAGAAGGGAAGGTAGGCCTGAAGTGGACTAAATGGAACGGCGTCTTTGAGGCACTGAACAAGGAGGTCACAGTATCTGAACCAGCATTCTGAAATGGAAATCACACTTAAATATCAATCAATCGAGGGAATGAACATCAGGGTCACGTATCAGGCCACAACGGTAGATGAGCTAGGCAAGTTGCTGTTCACGCTGCCAATGATAGCCACTGAGGACGCTGAGTTCGGAGAAGAAGAACAGCCAAAGAAGGGGAGACCATGGAACTAATAGCATTAGTAGGTAAAAAGAGGAGCGGCAAAACAACTGCGGCTACATTCATTAGGAACCACCACCCAGGAATAGCATTCAGGGACAGTTTTGCCAGGCCCATCAAGGAACATGTGGAGCGCATATTCGGGCCCCTGGACGAGACCCCTAAAGAGGTTCTCAGGCCAGTCATGCAGGCCCTGGGAGAGTCTCTCAAGGCTAAGTTCGGAAGAACCGTGTTCATTGACCAACTCAAGGAACGTGTGAGGAACTTAGAACAGGCAGCAGACCTGGTCATCATCGATGACCTACGCTTCCCATTCGAGGCTGACTGGGTTCGTTCCCAGGGTGGCAAGGTTATTAGAATTATCAGGCCAGAGCTAAATGGAGTGGTTGACAACCACATCTCAGAGACCTCAGTCGATGAGGTTGTGGCAGATGCCACCATCATCAACAGCGATGGCTTAGAAACACTTTTCCTCAAGGTGACTGACACCCTGGGGAGAATACGTGACCATGATTACCATAACACTGAGCCGATCAGAGCTGGCACTAGCCAGGCACTTAGCGCATGAGCGAATAGCAGTCACTGGCCCAACCAGGACCAATGACCAAATGGGGCACCTGGACGAGTCTCCAGGTGCCAGAGAAACAGCCGACACCAATGGGGTAGCAGGTGAACTAGCCTTTGCAAAGGCCTTCAACCTGTGGCCAGACCTGGACAGTTCAGGGCCATGCATAGCCGATGTGACCCTGCCAGATGGCAGGACAGTGGACATCAAGACTACCCCAGTAATCGGAGGCAACCTGATAGCGAACCTGAAGGCCCATAAGACGGACTTTTTAGCCCTGGTGGAGTGCAAGGACCACACGTTCACCATAGTGGGCATAGCGCCCACATCAGAGGTCGAGAAACCCGAATACATGGAGCCCATACAGGGTCGCATTGTTTACCTATACCCCAGAGAGAACCTGAGAGACGTTCAATGGATAACGAACCAACACCCCAAGCCGACTTTGAAGGCGGCGGTTACTATTTCGAGTTAGGCTTCTTCACGAAGCTCGACAAGGCTTGTGACCGATTCTTCAGAAAGCGAGGTATGCCCACAAGCTACACCTGGCGAAACCCCAACCCTAAACAGAAAGGAACTAGCGATGATGCTGAAACCAACAGTTCTCCTGAAGCATGAATCAGGAGTCACGGCTCAATGGTATGACGAGCCCAACAACCGCATGATGATGGCCATCTACAGCCCGGTAGGTGAGCGAGGCAAGTATGCCTTGAGTCAGATAGCAGGACCATGGTCAGGAGTGGTCAAGGTAGACGAGAACGACCCCAAGACCTGGGCCCCATACATAATACCAGGGTTTGAACGTGAGCGAACCTATGTCCTGGACCAGGCTGAACTACTACTTCTCTGCATCAACGCAGACTACGGTGGCATGGCAGCCCTGAAGAGCATCTTCCTGGGACCCATCATAGGGTTTGACCAATGACCTGCGTCGTCTGTCACGGTAAGGGCTACGTCCTGAAGCCAGAGCCTGTCCACTGCCCAGCATGTGGTGGCTGGGGCTACAGGCAGCCCTCTTGTCAAGCCCTAAAGAAAACCCTACAAACAAGGGACCGTGAACGATTGTCCAGACGTAAATATAGACTTGGAGGTGTCAGTCACCCTTGACAGACGACCTCTAGACACAGATAATTGGGAGGGCGGTTGGAAGACGATAGTCTCCAACCGTCTTTCTATTTACTACCATGCCTAAAGGCTCCCTGACTCAGTTCAATCAACGAATGCCTGACCAGGGTCTCAGGAACTATGACGGGACCCAGATCAAGGCTAAGGACCCGAAACGATACGACTGTATCGTGAGGGCAATAAGAGAGGGTGTAGGGCATGAAAGCATAGCTAAGATATTCGGAATAGGTCAGCAGACCGTCCAGGGTATCAGTAGCAAGGAGAACCTGCCTGCTCATTCTCAAGAGGCTCTGATCAACAATCTTAGACAGACAAGGGACCTGTGCTTGACCAAGTTCAAAGAGGCAGTAGAGGCCAATGAGGTGAAGGCTGATAAGTTACCCGTCGCCATCGGCATCTTGACCGACAAAGAGGTCCAGGTTCAGGGCTTACCCAGTGCCATTGTGGCTCATACATCAACCACCATTGATGCGTTAGCACTCAAACAACTCATTGCCAATGCCAGGAAGGATGAAGAAGTCATTGATGCAGAGGTAGTAAAGGAAGAAAACAACCCCTGATACAATTGGAACATAAGTGATATTGTGCGAAGAATGGGCCCAGCAAGGGGGCGGGGGGGTCAGTAATCTCCCAGGACTAGCGATATGGAAACGCATCTCCCCAACCACAGCAAATGACAAAAGGCCCCCCCTTGGGCACCACTTTTTGACAGCTAAGCGTTCCGCTTAGGTGTCAAGACAGACCTGTTATGAAAGACCATAAACACATCTCATGTAACTCCTGTGGAGACTCTGAAACCTACCTGGCAGCCGAGGCTGATGGTTGGCTCATTCAGAAGCCTGCTGATGCCCCTTGGGAGGTCCTTTGCTCCTACTGTTGGGACAGGTTTGATGAAGCAATGGCAAAGGACTGACCATGGAAGACCAGGACAACCAACCCAAGAAACGCACCAGAGGCAAACCGGCTAAACGTAGGACCATGCTAGAGTCCCCTGACCTCCGATGGAAGGCAGGCAGGGAGAGTAAGGTAGGTAAGGTCCTAGGCCACCCTCTTAACAGCAGGCTCATAGAGACCGATCTAGGGCTGGTCCATGTCAGTGATGCCCGATGGTTCCAGAAAGGCCTTCAGGTGCCTGTCTGGTGCGAACCAGGGGGCAAGAGGATGTATTGCAAGGGAAGGCCAAGACAGTTGAGCAGGTGGTGACATGAAGTGGACTAAACACCCTATCTACCCGGTTCCCACTCAGTCAGAGGCAATGGCTATGGCTGCCCAGGGCACCCTGGAAGAGTTCTACAACAAGAGGGAGGAATTGATCAGGTTAGAGGAGGCTGACCCTTATCTCTATGGGGCTGACCACCACAACACTGAGGGCATCTTTGACCACTGGAAGGACGTGGACAAAGCCCTGGAAGACCCCACTGTAGACGTGATCTACATCTTTGGTGGCAACAGGGCAGGGAAGTCTAGATACATGGCTTCTAGGGTTATTAGAGCGATGGTGAACAACCCTAAATATGCGGTCTGGTGTTGTCATAGTTCTAATGACTCCAGCATCCAGGTTCAGCAACCCTACCTGAATGCTTATTTGCCACAGCAATGGAAGGCTCAGAGGAGGAACGTGAGGTCTGTTCAGAACATTGCCTTCAGTCAGAAGAACGGTTTTTCCAACAGGACCTTTGTGGGGGTTAACCACAGCCAGGCCTGGTTCAAAAATTACACTCAGGACTTGGGCACATTGGAAGGGACAGAGTTAGACCTCATCTGGATGGACGAGCTAGTGCCACTGGCCTGGGTTCAAACTTTGAAATACAGGCTGGTGTCCAGGAGGGGGAAGATGATCATCACTTTCACTCCTATCGAGGGTTACACACCAACCGTTAAAGACGCCTGCGAGGGCGCTATTATCGAGGAGACTAAACCTGGGAAGCTGATAGACCCTAAAGCGCCTTCAACCATACCAGGGGTGCCCAAGGGGCACATGCCATACAAGGCTAGGACAAGACAAGGCAATGGACAGATATTTTGGTTCTTCAGCGAGTTCAACCCCTACTCACCCTTCGACGCCATGGAGAAAACCCTCCAGGGTAGGACCAGGGAGGAAATTGAGATCAGGGCATACGGCTATGTTTCCAACCCTATTGTTGGCAAGTTCCCCAGATTTACAGACAGGAATATTGTCAAGGCAGACCAGGTTCCAAAGAGTGGAACAAACTATATGGTGGTGGACCCAACGCCTGGGGACCGCAATTGGTTTATGCTTTGGCTTCGCGTTGACGACCTTGGTCGCGTGTTTGTTTATCGTGAGTGGCCTGACTTTGATAACCATGGCGAGTGGGCTCTACCATCTGCGAAGATGGACGGTAAGAAGGGCCCGGCACAGACCGCAGACTGTGGTAGGAATTTGCAGCAGTATAAGACCCTGATCAGAGAACTGGAGAGAACAGATGGTGGTATACAGGAGAGGTTCATTGACCCCAGGGCAGGCAGAACTGCGGTCTTGAGTCAGAGAGAGCATAACCAAAGCTTGATTGATTTACTGGCTCAACCTGAAAGGGGAGCAGGAGGTGAAGTCACCAAGGAAGGCTTGCTGTTTACGGCTGCCCCAATGACGCACATCGACGAGAGCTGCGCCCTTGTCAACAATTTGTTTTCCTATAACTTGAGCGAGGAAGTATCGGTTCTAAACGAGCCGAAACTCTACGTGTCGGAGGTGTGTAAAAACCTAATCTACTCTTTGAGAACCTGGACCAATGCCGACGGAGACAAGGGGGCCAGTAAGGACCCTGTTGACTGTCTGAGATACGGCATACTCATGGACCCAATCTACGTCCCCAGGAACCAGGAATACAGCACACAACCCGGCAGCTATTAATGCACACCTTAGACAAACTGGTTTCAACAACGGAACCTAACATTTCTGAATTGCGGAGAGACTTCCGCAGGGCCCATACCGACAGGCGAATGACCAACAGGGTCAAGGACGCCGACAACACTCGGTTTGCATTCTGGAACGGTCAGAGTTCTGACGGCAAAAAACATGCCTCAGACATAGGCCAGCAACCATTCCCATGGGAAGGGGCTAGTGACACTCGAATCAGGCTTGCCGACGAGGTCTGCAACTTCATGGTCAACCTAAGCACTTCCAGCATCTCCAGGGCAGCCCTTAACGTAGACGGCATCGAAAGCAGTGATGTTAAGACATCTGGTGCAGTAGGCCTGTATCTGAGGTGGATGCTAAAGACTTTGATGCAGCCAGACTTCGAGGAAGAACTGGAACTGCACTCCGAATATGCAGCGCAATACGGTTGGAGCGTCCTTCATGTAACCTGGGAGCGTTGCTATGCCCAGGTGCCCCGCGAGATCAACCTCAAAACACTCACCGGCTATCTAGGGGCCGACAACCCGCCTAGTATTGACGCTCTAACCGCTGCACTGCAAAACGAACAAGAATACCTGGCTGACCTCTTGGTGGCTGGTAACAAAGGTTTAACCAGGACCAAGGCCCTGAAACACATCAGGGAGATTGTCGAGACTGGCAAGACTGTGTTTGAGGTCCCCGAAATGACTCGGAACCAACCCAGCATTGTTGCTCTCCGTCCTTACTACGAGGTCTTGTTCCCGCCTGAAACAACCGATTGGCAACGTGCTAGAGCTATATTCAGGCGCGACTTCTATACGGTCGCTGAGATTGAAGAGAAAGCAGCATCAGGAGAGTGGGACAAGAAGTTCTGCGAAGAGGTCAAGAAGACTGCTGGCACAAATGCATCTAGCTACGAATACGGTCTCTCTCCTGTGGTTGGAACCAGTGACCACATGGACGACAAGTCCAACCTGGTTGAGATCATTCATGCATACTCCAGGAGGACCACTGACAGTGGGATGCCTGGCATTTACCTGACCATCTTCTCTCCTTACCTAGAGAAGAACACCAAGGGCGATGAACTCTTTGGCGAACACAAGCTCGTCACTGAGGCGGGAGACACCTACCCGTTTGAATGCTTTACCAGGGAGAAAACCCGCCGCAGCCCAATCGAGAGCCGAGGTGTTTCTGAGATTGTCAAGACCTGGCAGAACGAGATCAAGGTTCAGTCTGACAGTCTGACCGACAGATCAAGCTTTGAAATACTCCCTCCACTCAAGGTGCCCTTGAGGTATGGTCAAAGAATCAAAGTGGGCCCTGGTGTCCAGGTAGCGGAGCAACGCCCTAATGACATCTCCTGGATGGAGCCACCTCGTCGAGGTTCTGAGCTGGCCTTCCAACTCATCAACGATATTACAGTTCGGACAGATCGGTATTTCGGCAGGCCCAATGCAGTCATACCTCCTGTAGAAACCCAGCTTAACCAGCAGGCCTACGTGCATCGATGGCTTCGCCACATGTCATCTGTGGTTGGCAGGATGTGGGAACTCACTCAGAAGTTTGATTCTGACGAGCGCTTTGCTCAGGTTACAGGGTCCAACATGGGTATTCCAAGGGACCCTAATAAATACAACTTCTCACTTCACTTCGACATCCGAGAGCTGGACAACGAGTTTGTGCAGAAGAAGCTTCAGGCTATCTCACAGTTTGTCTTGCCAGAAGACACCATGGGCATAGTTGACAGGACTAAGTTGATCAGGAAGAAACTTCAAGTCATCGACCCAACCCTGGCCACAGAGCTTGTCACAGAAGAGGCTGAAGCTACCAAGAAGATGTTTGATGACGTCAATAACCAGGTAGCCCTGATGGCACTTGGTAACCAGCCCAGCTTCGTTGAGAACGACCCTAGCGCAGGTATCAAGTTGCAGTTCATGCAGCAGATCATTGCCTCCAACCCTAAATACCAGCAACTGCTACAGGGTGATGAACAGTTCCAACAACTGGTCCAGGCTTTCTCTCAGAATCTGAACATGTCCATGATGCAGCAGCAGAACAAACAGATCGGTAGAATAGGAGTCAACCCCAATGGATGATTACAGGTTCGGGGGTTACCCCGATGAACTATTGCAGGCTTTCACAATGCCTGAAGAACACCCTGTCAGACAGGGTTTGCTCTACATTCTCAATGAAGCCATGAAGGGCGAAGCCTTCAGTGTGGCTGCAACAGACCTGAACGACTCTCAGAGGCACTATCAAGCAGGCCGACTGGCAATGATTCAGGACATGTATTTCGGGTTTGAGAACCTCTTCCAGGACGCCCTGGGAGGGAAAGAATCTGACCCTACCCCTTGACGCGAAAACTGAAACTTCTACTTTTCGCTTTGGGTGACTGACACCCAGGTCCCTTGGGCACCTAAAGACCCATGTGAAGGGTTTCTTGCGACCCGTTCCAAACAGCATGTCTGAAGAAACAGTGATGACCGCAGCACACCAGGCTGCGGAGGAAGCCCTACCTAATGCTGGTGCAATGGATGCAGTAAGAGAAGCGATCAAGGGAAGCCTTGGTCCAACTCCAGAACCTGCCTCCGAAAAGACAACGGAAACACCTCCTGTCCCTGAACCTGAAGCAGACTCAACGCCGCAGTCCGACGAGGGCGAAGGAGAACCAGAGGGCAACACGAACAGTGACTACTCCTGGCGAAAGCGAGTGGACAAACTGACATGGCAGAAGAACGAACTCCAACGAGAGATCGAAGAACTGCGTGAGAAACAGTTTGAGCTACAGAAACAGTCGCGACAGCCAGAGGAACAGTCACAATCTGGCATTTCAGACCTCATTAAGGACGCCTCAACAATTGAGGCACTGGAGAGGCTTGAGGACCAAGCCATGGAAGCGGAAAAGTGGGCGAAACGTGCCCTCAGTCGCTACAGGCGGGACCCAGATTCGGTAGAAAACGAGATTCGCAATCGCACTGGGCAAGAACTGCCCGACGATGTCGAAGCCTGGCTAGAAGACCTCAGTCTCAACGCTGAGTTCTCCAGGGAGAGCGACATACCTAAGCGACGGAAACAGATACTCGCAGAACACCGATCATTTGAGTTCGCAGCCGAGAAATACCCATGGCTGAAGGACCCCAAAAACCCTGCAAGGGCTTGGGTTGATCAGGTAAAGCAGGCGAACCCTGCAATTAAGCACCTGCCCGACGTAGACCTGTATCTCGCGAGAGCCCTGGTGGGCTTTTACTTAGAGCAAGAGCAGGTCAATCAGGCAAAAGCACCAACAAGAACACCTGACCCAACGCCCCAACCAGGAAGGCCTTCCGCTCAGAAGAGTGTCTCTTCAACCGAGGACTCAATCGCCAGAGCCAAAAAACGTGTCATGCAAACCGGTTCCAAGGACGGTCTCAGAGACTTCATCACTGCGGCATTCTTGAAAGGCTAAAAATTATGGCAATGCTATTGGAAAAAGATCAGGTCGCAAAACGCGAGGACCTGCTTGATT